ACGAGCAAATAAGAAAGATATTTGGCAAGCTATTTATACTGCACAAACTAAAATACCAAAACCTATAACTAAATCGTATTACTGGCATAGATTTTTAGATGTACAACACTTGGTAAAAATTGGGTTTCATCAGACAAATCGTATCCGTGAAAAATTTTATGAAATCCGTGGACCATGTAAACATTTATGGCGAAAAATGACATTAGATGATGTACCTAAAGTAACTCAACTTCTACAAGAATATTCTAAAAATTTTAAAATTACCCCTATATTTGATGAACAATATGTGAAACGAACATTATTACCTATACATTCTTACGTAAATGACATAAGTGACGATTTCATTTCGTTTTACGAAATTCCTTATGAACGATCAGATAATTCTGGTACAGTTAGACAGGTTTATAGATATTTAATGGTTGGAGATGTTTACAATGATGCCTTTCTTATCGCTAAAAATTTGGGGTATCATGTCTTCAATAGCGCTGAAGCTGGTATAGAAGTGAAAACACTCGAAAAACATAAATTTATGAAAGGGTCTGGTTTTGTTTATTACTATTTGTTTAATTGGCACCTAAATGAAATGATCGAACCTAAAGAAATAAACCTTATTATTCCATAAGATGAAATGGAAGTAATTCGTAAAAATCATAATGATGCCAAGAGAAATCTTATCCAGTCCGTTTCAAAAGAAGGTGAACACATTCTTGATGTAGGGTGTGGTTTCGGTGGAGATCTTCAAAAATGGCACAAGTGTGGGGTGAACATTAACATGTGTGACCCAGAGCCATCAGCTCTAGAAGAGGCTCGTTCACGTGCAAAAAATATGCACATGCGCGTGAACTTTTATGAGGGTGATATTCACAACTGCCCAAACAGAGCGTTTAATATCGTGTGTTTTAACTTTTCACTGCATTATATTTTTGCCAGTAAAGGTTTATTTTTCAGTTCTATCCGTGAAATAAAAAAGAGAGTAAAACCTGGTGGACTTCTTATAGGTATCATTCCAGACTCTGAAAAAATTATTTTTAAAACACCACTCATTGATGAAACTGGTAATTTTTTCAAACTAAAAGACCATGGAAATGGTGGATTTGGTGAAAAATTATTTGTAAACCTGGTCGACACACCTTATTATGCGGATGGTCCAAAATCAGAGCCAGTGGCTTTTAAAGACCTTTTGGTCACACATCTAGAAGAGTTGGGGTTTAGCTTACAACTTTGGGAAGGACTAACAGGAAATCCCATCTCAGAGTTATATAGTAAATTTATCTTTGTATATAAGAGATGATAGCTTTGATTATATTATTGTTAATCAATTTAGTTATTCTTTACACGACTAGAGAACCCCAGGAGCTTGTCGAAGTAAAGGAGAAGTATCGTATTCTTAGAGAACACATTCGTGACACAGGAAATGAAAAGTTTAAAATGCTTGTTCGTCCTACACCGATAACCGGTTTAAAGAGAATGAAAGGTTCTGTCGGGTCTAATACAAACAAAGGCGGTGAAATAGTTTTATGCTTAGATGGCAAAACGAATGAGATTTTTCATGTTCTTATACATGAATTGGCTCACTCAACAGTAGATGAATATTCTCATTCACCAGAGTTCTGGAAAAATTACATTGAACTTCGAAATATATGCGTACATCTAGACATTTACCAGCAGATACCAGAAAGAACAGAATTTTGTGGTCAGCATATTCAGGATAAATAATCTCACTCTAGTTTAAATGAAGACACCGGTGAACATTTTACTCACGGCTATCATGTATTGGTTAGTATTATATGGTACTACCCTAGTACCCCTCATATCTAAGAACTATTACTTCAATCTTATTTGGATGACGGTCATGTTACCAAATATCATGCGTTTTGCGATTGGTAATATTCCCAGACTCGCTGTAGACAGGGTATTCTTCTTGTCGGCTACATTCATTGCGTTAATTGCTACTTTCTTTATCAATCAAATTTCTAAAGAGACTAAGGATGCTATTACTAACCATACAGCTGGCACTAACGAGAAGCTTAAATTGAGCGCCTTGTTAGCGGGGACATTCACTATTGGTGTACTCGCAACGTATTATTCGGGTATTGATAACTCGATTTATAGTAATATGGGTTGGGAACGACCTGTTTAGGGCTTAATGACATAGTCCTTTACAATGTAAAAAGCTATACCAGCTACGACACCTGTCGTGGCAAGGCCAACCATACTCCTACCCCCTTGTTCGTTAAGGAACTTGGGGATAGAAGTCGCCAACTTGTCCTGAATAGGCTTGCTCACGGCAAGAGCGGTACAGGCAGCAACTAGGGCAGCAGCCATCTGCTCGTCGGTGAGGTTTAGGGGATTCTTGCTTTCTGGCTTCTCAGCCTGGCCGTTAGCCACGTGCATTCCCTGAGGTTGGGGAGCGGTCATCTGGGGCATCATACCCTGCATGCGGGGCTCCTCGGTCATCTGGGGTGGGTCCATCATAATATCATTAATTGGTGTAGAATCCATCGTCTCTTTACTTTGACTCACATTTTTTTCGGGTTGATTGTACGCTTGATTAGGGACAAAGGCTGTAGAAGGTTTATCCGTTAAAGGTACCATTCCTTCTCCGTCGTCTGCCAAATTCATGGTAGTCATTCGATCTGAAGCCATTTAATATACCCATAGTTTTTTGAACAATTATCGAGACGCACCTACTTAGTCTTTGTGATCTTGAGGTTTGTTTTCTTAGTCGCCTTCTTAGCATCATCCTCCTTCTGCTGCTGATGTTTGGGATTGTACATCTTCTGGTGTAATCTCCATAAATCTGGACCACCAACCCTGAAACCCTTCCTAACCGTTGCTTTGTACCAAAATACACAATCCTGAATCTTGTTAGATTTTACCGTATTATCTAACACGAGACATTCATAATTCTCTGTACAGGCATCCATCACCTTACAGAACATGTCAAATGAGGGGAATATACCAAAAAAGGATTTGTAAAGTTTCTCTCTATTTTGAATGATGTTCTCCCTGAGGATAAACACGTAATCCACATTGGCTCGTAGTGCTGGTGGTAAGTCCATAACATATTGCATTGTCAACATAAAGAAGATCTTCCAATGACGACCATTCATAAAACACTGTCGAATACACGTGTCTTTTAGAAACTTTGAGTCATACATACAGTCATCCAGAAGCATGAAGGCTCCACAATTTTTCTTACCCCCACCCACTAACTTTCTCTGTCGAGCCATAACCCTCTCTATAGCATCTCTGTCATAGTCGCCATAAATGAATAAATCTGGGATAAACTCAGAGTAAAAATGATTACCCTCTTCTGTTCCTGAGAGTACAATACCCGCTGGGAGGTGTTTCTTATGATACATGATATCTTTCACCAGTGTTGATTTACCAGTGTTACGCTTACCTATGAAAACACACACCCTGTCATCTGTGATCGTCTCGGGTTTGAATTTCCTCAATTGAAGATTCATTCTATTGTACTGTCTCGTTTTATTTAACAAAATTTTACTCATATACAGTAGGAATGGCTGGTCGTCTGAGACTTGCTGCCACTGGGGTCCAAGATGAATGGCTCACAGGTGAACCACAGTTTTCATACTTTCTAACAAACTTCAAAAGACATTCAAAATTTGCTTTTGATTATGTTGAGAGTCAATTTGATGGAGATATAGATTTTGATAAGACCATTACATGTAGAGTACCTGGTGATAAAGGTGATTTGGTTAAGAACCTCACGTTGAAAATAACTCTCAAAGACCCAACACCTGACAGCGGTGGTGCAAACAACAATATATGGTGTCCGTCTGTAATAACTCATCTAATCGAGCACGCAGACCTTCTTATAGGGGGGCAACCTATTGAACGACTCACAGGAGAGTACATTTACATGCATCAACAACTGTACAATACAAGTGATGATATAGATCAAACACTATACTTTTTAAATGGACATGGTAATATTTTGAGTTATGCTTCTGGTACAAATTATACATATTTCTTAGAATTACCATTCTATTTTTATAGAAATCCATCCCTAGCTATACCAACGTGTGCCCTAACTAAACAAGTTGTAGAAGTTAGAATT